CTGGTGTCGGAGCAGGCCGTGCTGTACGGCAACCCGGAGACGGCGTTCGAGCAGGCCTGGAACTACGTGCAGGTGGGCCCGCTGCAGCGCCTGATGCCCGGCGGGCGGATCATCATGATCGGCACCCGCTGGGGAAAGCGCGACCCGATCGCGCGCGCGGTGCAGTGGAGCAAGGACAACCCGGCGGCCCTGCCCTGGCACGAGATCCGCTTCCCCGCGGTGATGGAGGTCGAGCGCGACGGCGAGACGAAGACCATCTCGCTGTGGCCCGAGCAGTGGCCCGTGCACGAGCTGCTGGCCAAGAAGGCCAACATGTTGCCGCAGTACTGGGCCGCCCAGTACATGCAGAACCCCACGGCCGACGAGGGTGCGCTCATCAAGCGCGAGCACTGGAAGATCTGGCCGTTCGAGAAGCCGCCCGAGGTCAACTACGTGCTTCAGACCTGGGACACGGCCCACGAGCAGAAGAACAAGAGCGACTACAGCGCCAGCATCACCTGGGGCATCTTCTTCAACGAGCAGACCGAGCGCAACGAGATCATGATGCTGGACCGCTTCAACGAGCGCGTGACGTTCCCGCAGCTGAAGAAGAAGGCCTTCGAGCGGCACGAGGAGTGGGAGCCCGAGGAGACGATCATCGAGAAGAAGGCCGCCGGCGCGCCGCTGATCCAGGAGATGCGGGCCCAGGGCATGTTCATCACCGAGATCAACCCCTCGCGCGGCGCGCGCGGCATGTCCAACGACAAGTACGCTCGGGTCAACGCGATCACCCCGATTTTTGCTGATGGCTGCGTCTGGGCGCCGGACAAGCGCTGGGCGCGAGAGGTCATGGAGCAGTGCGCCGAGTTCCCCAACGGGGAGCACGACGACTTGGTCGACAACGTCGAGATGGCCCTGAGCCGCTACCGCCGCGGCGGGTTCATTCGCTTGTCCGACGACGAGCGCGACGACGATAATGCCGGCAAACCACGCCGCAAGGCCTACTACTGAGGACGCACCATGGCTATCAACAACGTCGACAAAGGCCTCTCCGAAGGCAGCGGCCTGCTGGCCGTACTCCCCCCGGCCGAAGACATCGAGGTCGAGATCGAGCCCGAGGCCACCACGGTCGAGCTGGAGGACGGGGGCCTGGAGATCACCTTCGCCGACGAGGTCGAGGAGCGGGAGACCAAGTTCGACGAGAACATGGCCGAGACCCTGGACGAGGGCGTGCTCCAGGCGCTGGGTGACCAGCTGCTGGAAGACGTGGCCGACGACCTGCGCGCCCGCGAGGACTGGGAGAAGATGTACAAGGAGGGCCTCAAGCTGCTGGGCCTCAAGCTCGAGGAGCGCACAGAGCCGTGGGAGGGGGCGTGCGCGGTGACGCACCCCATGATCACCGAGGCCGTGGTTCGGTTCCAGTCCGAGACCATCATGGAGACCTTCCCCGCCGGCGGGCCGGTGCTCACCAAGGTGGTGGGCAAGGAGACGCGCGAGAAGATGGCGGCCGCGCTGCGCGTGCGTGCGGACATGAACAACGAGATCACCGAGCGCATGCCGGAATTCCGGGATGAGCACGAGCGCATGCTGTTCAACCTGCCGGCAGTGGGCTGCGCGTTCAAGAAGGTCTACCAGGACGACACCAAGGGCCGGCGCCTGTCGATGTTCATCGGCGCCGAGGACATGGTCCTGCCCTACGGCAGCACCAACGTGCGCACCGCGCCGCGCGCCACGCAGATCATGCGGATGTCGAAGAACGAGATCCTGGCGCTGCAGGAGGTGGGCTTCTACCGCGACTGCGACATCGGCGAGGCCGGGCGCGAGCTCAACGACATCAAGCAGGCCCAGGACAAGCAGACGGGCTTCGACGACATCAACGACGAGCGCTTCACGGTACTGGAGTCCCACGTCGAGCTCTACGTCGAGGAAGACACGCTGCGCGGCAAGACCAAGCGCCAGATCGCCCGGCCGTACGTGCTGACCGTGATCAAGGACACGCAGGTGGTGCTGGCGCTGCGCCGCAACTGGAAGGAAAACGACTCCAAGCGCCGCCGGCGCCAGCACTTCGTCCAGTACGACTACGTCCCGGGCATGGGCCCGTACGGTCTGGGCCTGTTCCACTTGATCGGGGGCTACTCGAAGTCCGCCACGGCCATTCTGCGCCAGCTGGTGGACGCGGGCACGCTGTCAAACATCCCCGGTGGCCTGAAATCCAAGGGCATGCGGGTCAAGAACGACGACACGCCAATCAGCCCGGGCGAGTGGCGCGACGTCGACGTGGGCTCCGGCACCATCAAGGACAACGTGATGCCGTTGCCCTACAAGGAGCCCAGTGTGGTGCTGGCCGGCCTGCTGGAGAAGATCATCGAGGAAGGCCGGCGGCTGCCCGGCATGGCGGACATGAAGATCGCCGACATGTCCTCCCAGGCGCCGGTGGGCACGACCCTGGCGCTGATCGAGCGCCAGCTCAAGGTCATGTCGGCGGTGCAGGCGCGCACGCATGCCAGCCTGAAGCAGGAGTTCCAGCTGATCAAGGAGCTGGTGGTCGAGCACGACGGCGACAAGGAGTACGGCTACGAGCCGGAGGTGGGCGAACGCAGCTCGCGCGCGGCCGACTATGCCCTGGTGGAAGTGGTGCCCGTCAGCGACCCCAACGCGGCCACCATGACGCACCGGCTGGTGCAGTATCAGGCGGTGATCCAGCTGAGCCAGACGGCGCCGCAGATCTACAACCTGCCGCTGCTGCACCGGGGCATGCTGGAGGTGCTGGGCGTCAAGAACGCCGACAAGCTGGTGCCGCTGCCCGAGGACGCCAAGCCGACCGACCCCGTGACCGAGAACATGAACGTGCTCAAGGGCGTGCCGGTCAAGGCGTTCATCCACCAGGACCACAAGGCCCACATGGCGGTGCACCAGATGGCCATGCAGGACCCCCTGCTGATGCAGACGATCGGGCAGAACCCGCAGGCCCAGGCCATGATGGCGGCCGCGCAGGCGCACATCGCCGAGCACATGGGGTTCCTGTACCGCCAGCAGGTCGAGGAGCGCCTGGGCTTCCCCCTGCCGGGCGTGGACGAGCCGCTGCCTCCCGAGATCGAGGTGGCCATCTCCGTGCTGCAGGCCGAGGCCGGGCGCATGGTGCTGCAGGCCAATCAGGCCGAGGCTGCCCAGCAGCAGGCCGCGCAGCAGGAAGCCGACCCGGTGTTCCAGCTCCAGAAGCGCGAGCAGGAGCGCAAGGAACGCGAGACCACGGTCAAGGAGAAGCTGGCCGAGGCCAAGATCGCCAAGGACGCCGACGAGATCCGGCTCAAGGAGCAGCAGATCCAGGTCGACGCAGCCAACAAGGTGGACCAGCACACGCTGGCCGAGCGCAAGCAGACCGCCACGGAGGAGATCGACGAGCAGAACGTGGCGGTGTCCATGGCGAAGGTGGGTGTCATGGGCCGGGCCCAGGACCAAGCCATCCTGCAGGGCGACCGCGACACCGCGCTGCGCGCCTACGACACCATCCAGAAGTACAACGCCAAGAACACACTCGGTGAAAGCCGCAGCAAAGGAGAGAAGAAATGATCCGTGACTTCGTCGAGAGCGCCATCAAGGGGCTCAAGGAAGAACGCGCGCAAAAAGTCGAGGGGCTGGTCTCCGGCCAGCTCTCGCAGGACAAGTACCAATACCACTGCGGGGAGATCCACGGCCTCGATCTCGCAGCGGACCACCTTATGGCCGTGCTTCAGAAAATCGAGGATAAAGACGATGAGTGAAATCATCTTGCCACCGGGGGTATACGCGGTGCCGGGGGGCCTGAAAACGGCCGAGCCCGCGCGCGATCAGGAGTTTGAAGAGGCGCCCGACGAGCAGAAGGGCAAACAGCTACCCGTTCCCAAGGGCTACAAGATCCTGTGCGCCGTCCCGCGCGCGGACGAGCGCTTCGAGGGATCCGACATCATCAAGTCCCGCGGCCTGCAGAAGCAGGAAGAGTGGGGTACGACGATCCTGGCCGTGCTCGCTCTCGGCGACCTTGCCTACAAGGACGCTGACAAATTTCCGACCGGCCCGTGGTGCAAAGAAGGTGACTTTGTGCTCACCCGCACCTATTCGGGCACGCGGTTCATGATCGCGGGCCAGGAATTTCGCCTCTTGAACGACGATCAGGTGGAAGCCGTTGTCGATGACCCCCGTGGCGTGATGCGCGCTGCAGCCTGAAGGAGAAGCAAATGGCACGAAAAAACAACGGGGGCGACCCCGATTTTGACAACTTCGACGAAGACACCACCGTCGAGCACGGTCGCTCCGGCGACGGCCTGGACACGGAGCTGCCCGGCCCCCAGGACGACGAGCTGGAAATCGACATCGTCGACGACACGCCGGTCAACGACCGCAAGCGCCCCGCGGCCGAAGCGATCGACGAGCCCACCGACGAAGAGCTGGAGCAGTACAGTGAGAAGGTGCAGAAACGCATCAAGGCGCTGACGCACGCCCGTCACGACGAGCGCCGCAAGGCCGAGAAGCTCGAGCGCGAACAGGCCGAGCTTCT